GTCATGTCATTCGACGTTCCGCTAAAGGCTTTTGCCGTGGCGACCACGTTTGTTCCGAATGCGGTGTTGATGCTCGCATCGTCAGCTATACAGCCCCCAGATAAACCCCAAGCCACGGTGCCTGTGTTGGTGCCTGTAACCGTCCAGAACGCCTGAAATGTCACTGTGCCTTCGTTCCAAGACTTAGGAAAACACACGGTGAACTGAGCGTTCTCATCAGAGCTTGCGTCAAAGTCCAAGCACTTGAGTTCTGGCCCGTTGGATAGTTCCACCTGCTCCAAGTCCGCACAACCGTTTGTGCTGTTGGGGTACATCGCAGCGGCAGGTACATAGATTGTTTCGGTTCCTGCGACCTTAGCTTTTGCCCCGCCGACATCAAGGGCACCCGCTATCGCTACGTTTGTTGTCCCCGTTGGGATTTCGATTACGTCAGCGTCAGCATCGTTTTTGATCGTGACATCGTTTGTGCTGCCTTGGCCTGTGAGGATCAAGCCCTCTGCGGCTGTGTAACCTATCGCAGCATTGTCACCAGCGGCTGTATCGCCATCAGCGTTCAACGTGCCAGCAGTAAGATCACCAACAATGTCCACGTTAGTAGTGCCAGTAGGGATCGTGAGGACAGTTCCATCGGCGTCGTTCTTCAACGTGACATCGGACGTTGAACCTTGCCCCGTAACGATGATGCCTTCTGCACTTGTATAACCAAGCGCAGCAGCATCGCCAGCAGAGGTGTCGCCAGTTATGTTTGGCGTATCTAGCGTCTTGTTGGTAAACGTTTGCGTAGCTGCAATACCCGCTAAAGTGTCCGTAGACGCGGGTAGCGTCAGTGTTACGTTGCCACTAAACGCACTGTGTGCAGGCGCTTGAATCTGGGCGTAGTGCGCGTTAGAGCTTTCACAGTAAAACTTGATCGTAGACTGGGTGCCACCATTCTTAATTGCAATGTCGCCTTGAGAAACAACAACGCCGTTACTTGATCCACCTGCTACGCCAAGGGTCCCAGCAATCGTTGCGTTTGTTGTGCCGGTTGGTACCTGTAGGACAGCGGCATCTGCATCATTCTTGATCGTTACATCGTTGGTAGATCCTTGCCCCGTAAGGATAAGCCCCTCTGCGGATGTATAACCTATAGCGGCGTTGTCACCAGCCGATGTATCTCCAGTGGCCTCGACAGTCGATCCCGTTATTACCCCAGAGGCGGTTAGTGCCGCAACCGTTGTTGTGCCTGTAAGATCAAGGTCCACGAGAGCGTCAACTATCGCCGCGCCTGACCCAGCGCCATCCGAATAGACTGCTTTAGTCTGACCAGTTGGGATGGTGACATTCGCACCAGAGCCTTGACTGATGATGATGCTCTGTGACCCGCTGGTAGCATTCTCAATGAACCACAGCTTACTGACCGTGTTTGGCCCTATCGTGATCGTGCAAGTGCTATCTAGGGTGCCAGTGTACTTCAGGAACAGAGAGCGGCCCGGATCGGTAGATCCATCAGCAATCGTCGTGGTGTGGGTGTCTGCATTCGTCGTGATCGCTTCTGTGCCAAACGAAAATGCCTCTGCAATCAACTCAAGGTTGGTATTCGTACTGGTGCCCCAGGTACCTGCCTCATCGCCGGTAGATATCTCTTTGAGCCGTAAATCGTTAACGTAAGTTGCCATCTGTTTTCTCCGACTTTTAGTCTTGGGCTTTCTCTATTCCCTTAATAACTTTCTTTACTCTCTGAAACATCAGAGCACCTCTTGCCACCCAGGTGTTTGACTTGTGTCTACCAAGCTCCAAACATTAACAGCAGATACTGCTCCTGTAGCTGAAACCCCTTCTACGACAACCACTTTTGGTATTGCGACTGTTACACTTCCAACTGCCCCAGTTCCTGCAACACCTGTTGGAACAATCGTTTGTCCCAGCCCAACAGTAACTGTTCCAATAGCACTAGTACCTGCGACACCCGTAACTGCAACAGGGTTTACTTCGCCCCATGGGCCTGCGCCCCAAGTACCTCTGCCCCATCCAAATAGATCTGCCACATATTACTCGCTATGCGATGCGAATAATCGCATTTGAGGCATCTGCTGCGGGAAATTGAATAGTAAAATCCCCTGAATTTGAAGTTTTATCAGCGCCAAAATCTAACGCACATACAGCAGGGTCGCCAGAAGCAGAATCATTAAAAATCAACGCGCCTCGTGCAGTAATACTGCTTGAGCTAAACGTAAGATTAGCAAAGTCTGTGAACGCTGTAGTGCCTGAAGTAGTAGGATCAACGCGAGTTAGCGCGGCGCCTTTAGCAGTGTAACCCGTGCCAGATGCTTCGTTTGACGTTGTGTACGCTGTAGTTCCGGCGCCTAAAGAAGCGGAGCTTGTATACAACGCAAGATTAAACGTGCTGCCACCTGAGTTCTTGAAGTTATGCACTGCCTCCATAAGCTCTTTCTTGAAGCTAGTACACATTGCAGTTGTTATCGCCATTACAGACTCCTGATTATGTTCGCCATGTCGCCATGGCCTTGACGTTCTAGTTCGGCAATCAACGTTGTTCTATCGCTCTTGATCGCTTCTTTAATGTAAAAACTTACCGTTGTTTCCACAGACTGCTTAAAAGCTTCAGCTTGCTGGGCAATCAAAGGATGACAGTTTCCACCGACACTCACAATTCTATCTGATGCCGTCTTTGCCCAAAACTCTGGGTCATGCCCTTTGTTCTGAGTTGTTGCCACAACAACGTTGCCAACCTCAAGAGTAGATGCTTCAAACAAAGCCAATGTTACCCCCTAGCAATATCGTATCTGAATTCATCTCTTGCTCCATAACCTTCTCCAAGCTTCTTTAGCGCGGATACAGCAGACAAGAAACGTTGCTCGTACTGAGCGGCTTCTTCAGGTATTTTCAAAAAAGTAGCCGCTTCAACTAGCGTGCCATACAACATGGCATCTGGCGCATTATCTGAAAGCCAGGTTGTGCTTGATCCTGACGTTGTTGTCAGAGATGCAGGACGATATTTGTAGTGAAGTTCATAGTCGTAATTAGCTGCAGGTGTAGGCGCCAAAATGAACGTGCTGTCATCAAACAAAGCATAATACTTTGTTGCCCCAGTCGTTGATGGATTTGGCGTGTAGTCTCTAATAAACGATACATGTTTGAGCAATGGATAGGTGTAAACACTGTCGATGATCAGCGCCAAACTGTATGTGGCCAAGAAGTCTGATGGCGTACCTAGGTATGGAGAACTTGAAGTGCCGTTGCCTGTAACGTTCTTTCTGAACACAGGAAGCTCCACATTCTTCAATATGCGCTCTTCTGCCTCCTGGATAAAAGTATCTAGCTCGGCAACAAAAGTCGTCTCTGCAGTCTCACAGTAGTCCTGAACCGTAGATTTTAAGCTCGCTAATGTAAAACTCATGTTGTTACCACCGTTACTGTTCCAATGGAGCCGGTTGCGCCATCAATGCTAAAGGCCGAGCCAATAGGGTCGCCAGTGATAGACATCATCTGGTTAGCGTCAATGGTCCTAACAACGCCTTCACCAGCTACAGTGCTTGCCGACCGATTCGGCCTAGCAAACCTCAAGCCCTCTGGATCAGAAACGTGCCTAGGCGGCTCTAGTTGAGGGTGTTTTGGTTCAAAGCATTCATTACAAACGCGGAACCCAGTCCACTCTTCTTTAAGTTCTGTGTATTTATACTGAAAGCCACATCTGTCGCAGATGGCAATCGCATACTTGCCAGAAGCAAAGGCCATTACGCTATCCTAGACCTCATGCTAGGAGCTACCATCAATGACGCTCTGCTTTGATCTTGATCAGCAGCTCGAGCAAACTCCTCGTCATACAAGGCTTTAAGCATCTGAACCCGATCAGGCGCCTTCTTCAAAGCTATGTAGTAAGACAGCCCTGCTGCCAGACATGGGTAAAACCTAAAAGGGACATCTACTGTGTTGACACCAGCGTCTGCGTCTTCAATACGAACCAGGCGGTTAATGATCAACTGGTCCGTAGAGTTTTCAGATGCAGGCCAAATATACAGCCTTGGCGTTATTTGTTTGTCTAGAAAGAACTGAGTCGGCCTAGATTGAGTAGATTTATCGGGAAGATTCCAGTACTCAGACCGCCCGATCTGCTCCATGGCTATATCTGTCGTGTTGCTGCCGTCAGTTCGCCTAACAACAACATCAAGCACATCGATGGTAGTAGCCGTTAAATCAATAAACTCATCACCCTGAGATAGGGTGGTGGTGCTATTGGTAACAGTCCACTGGTTTAACCCTCTGTTTGCCCAATCAGCAAACAAAAGATTGAGTGACCGTCTTGCGGTCACCCCATCGTAGCCAGTACGGTACTCAAGTCCGCATCGTTCAAATGCTTCCTCAACGTACTCCGCAACATCTGGCTCGAAATCAGAGCTTCCTGAGGTTGCCATTAGTACGTCTTCAATACTTCAACGATTACGGTGTAAGTGTCTGTGTTGCTTGCACCGATTGTGGTGAACTTCACATCACCCGTCTTTCCAGATCCAGCATCATTTGGTATCCCAGAAAACGGTGAATAATCATGGAATCCATTTGAATCAGGCGACAAGCCGATGATCAGCGTATCTGTGGTTGCATCGTTCAAAAGCTCAACGCCCATGCCGACGCACTGCCACCAGATTTTTGCAATAGCAACCTCAGTGCAAGCTGATCCAGCACTGTTAGCCGCAAGAGCACTTACGTCAATCTTGGTAACTGCTGACTCGCCACTTCCATCACTTATGTTTGTAAACTTCAGTACGGCCTTTCTCTCGCCATCCTGGATGGTTTGAGATGTTACTGTATCAGCCATGCTTTTCTCCTAAATAGAGAGGGCTTATGCCCTCTCATTGAAGTTAATCAATATATTACTGATCAGCAAACGCAGGCGCAGTAGTACTCGTTACATTTCCAAAGATCTGATAGTTGGTCGTGTTCAAGCCAACAATGGTTACCTCAAAGCCAGCAGGCACATTCAACTGAATGCTGCTGTTTGAGTTACCGTCTGAGAACACGCTGCTAATTGCATTGCCATCAGTATCAAGGAACGTAACACCACCAATGTAAAAGTTGGTGTTGCCAGGGGTAACGATCAAAGCATCCGTTGCATCAGCCGCGCCGCCCGCGTAAACAAACTTAAACACAGAACCAGCAACTGGTGCAGGCAGGGTGTAAGTGTTGTCTTGTCCGCCATCTGGAACAAGCAGAACTCGTCCACTGTGAGTGGCGTTGGTAAGCGTTACGTTGCCGTCTGACAAGCTAACTGGAGCGCCGCCATAGGTAGTGATTTCAGTAATTGCGCCAGTAGTGGCATTTTTGCTGATAGCTTTGAAGGTGCTTTCAGATCGCACCGCACCCGAAAAAGTCGTATTCGCCATGAGTATCTCCTGTCGTGGCTAGTGTCAGATGCGGTATGCATCTGTCAGGGATAGTTGTTTTATACAGCACAAAAAGAAAAGGGGCAACAAGTGCCCCTTATCTCATTGTTCCATGTGGAACAATTAAGCGCCTTGAGAACCAAACACGGCGCGTGGGTTACTGTAGCCGAAGCTGTAACGCTCACGGGCCTTGTAACGCACGTTGCCTGTGTCGAAATCACCTTCCATAGAAGTTGAGATCGGGCTTCGCTCGAAGTGCTTGAACCCATCTGGGCAGTCGGTCTTAACAAACCAAGCATCAGTGTCAGTCAAGAAGTGGTTCACTGCATAACCTTGCGGCAGCATGCCCATATTCCTGATTGCATTGATGTCGTTGTCAGCCGTACCTACTCGTCCGGGGGTGTCTAGAAGACGATCCGCCACAAATTGAAGCTGTGGTGGAACAATCAACTTAACGCCCTGCAGAGCCAAGATCATATTACGATCATCTACAAACGTAGAAATGCTGATTAAAGCATCTTCGAGTGAGGTTTCGTTCAGATCTGAGTAAGCACTTGGTCGGTTTGAGAACGTACCACCGCCAGCGAGGGGGTGTGCATCGTCAATCAACTCGACACCGTCGCCGCCAGCAAAGCTAGAGTTGAACGCATTGTTCAAAACGTTAGCAGCTTTAACTTGCTTTGAGTGTGCCATGCTGCGCGCAAGAGCCTTCGTATAACGCGCACCAAGGCGGTCATACAAGTTGTCTTCCACTGCTTCCTCGGTCAACGCGAAAGCAAGCGCAACGGTTTCGTGAGTGTAACGAGAAGTGAAACCTTCAGACGCAGAATCGTAACCGACACTTTGTCCTTCAGACTTATCACGAGCGTTACCAAAGCCTACGATCAGCACTTCTTCTTCAAACGCTCGGTCTGAAGATTCAGTTTCAAA